TTCAGGTCCGTAGCTGCCTGTAGCCGGCGCCGGCCAATCTTGGCCATATCCTTTATCATTTGTGGAAGGTACCAGTCATCGATGAATACCTTTATCCGGACCTTTGTACCGTTTTTGTTCTGACCATTAATTTCTATCTCAGATTTGGAATCATTGAAAGAGGTAATGTTTACTTGCCCAGCGTTGACCCTTTGGTAGCTTTTCTTTGCCATTTGGATAGATTAAAGTGATTTATAAAAATTGACATTTGACGTTTTTTTGTACGGTATTAGGCTCTATATTCACGTCGAATTTTCATAGGATAAGGTTTAATGGTCGCCCGGTGTGTCCACACTGGGCTCCTTTTTTATTTTCCTCAATTGCCTGGCCAATACATTTACTTTCTTCCGATTAAATTCTACCAGCATGGACCCATTCTTTCCGCGAATACATTTTCCGTCCGGCCGGCGAACTGCTGAACACTCTTTTCCTTTGAACTGATCATCCGTAAACAGATCGCCGCGGTAGATATATTCACTCATACGTAAAATGGTAAATTTTCAAGGATACATTCAATTGATCTGCTTTCGCATTTTGGACACCATTGATCCCATTCTTCCGCATCTGTGTCAATGTTCATTTTATCAATTGGAAATCTATCAGAACAGGCAGCATAACAACATTCCGTACACTGATTTATAAATGATTCATCATTTCCTTCGAACTTAAATTCCCATGGCAAAATGACACTTCCCTTGGCTAAAATCGGTTTGTTAAATATTGAAGGCGAACCGAGATTGTAGGCGAATCGATCAGGCCCATAATCACCAAAGGCATATTCCCTTTTATCTTGGTCAGATGCATTTATTGTAGGAGGTGAAGGGAATACTTTCTCTGTCGGTCCTGTTCCGACGATAGAAGATTTTCCGATTATCGCGCCGTATGGCAACTTGTCGAAGTCATCAAAATATTGATCATAATACTCCCGGGCATGAAAGAAACACATGTACTTCATGTTTTTTTCCATTTCTTTGGTCAACCTGCCTTTACTGGCATGTACAAGGAACTGACCTCTATACTTAGTGTTTCGGCTCCTGGTTTCTTTTAATTTCAACCCGAGTACAACGAGCTGAGCCCAAGGCTGAAGTAGTGATATAACTTTCATTGTTTATACTGTATTAGTTCTGGTGATTTTAGAAGGCCTTTGTAACTCATTGCCCGTGGATGAAAAGGTGTGCCATTTTTATTATGGCCGAAGCATTTTGCAGCCGGGAACATTGGTACAACGTGATTGATCCGGGCCTCGGCTTGCTTGAAATTACCCCAGCAAAAGATAACTTCTTGGCAACCTGTTGCCACATCCTGTAGTCTAACCGTATTGTCACCAATAGGATCGTAGCACGAAAGAAGATCCTTCGGGTTCGATGATATCCAAGCGAACATATTCATCATATAGAATCCTCCATATCCCAGTTTTTTAAGTATGATACTCAGTATTGTGATAGTGTTGTCATTTTTGACAGTGCTGGCTTTGGAAGGATTAAGCCCTATGCACATTACTTTTGGCAGTGATTCATCCCAGATTCTCCAGAGCTGATAGCGATATCGCCCACATTCTGAAAACTCAGCTCCAGCAGGCAACTGTTTTTTACTCATATTCATTCATTTTACTTGGTTGTGATGCAATTATGTACCAATTACTGTGAATCGAAATACTCGCATGATAGTGATATTTAATCCACTCCTTCACTCCATGAACCCTCGCCGATTTTTCCTCACAGCACAGACAGCCGTTGAGATTAACAGGTATGGATTCAATCAAAACGTCAGCTATGTATAGTTCAACTGTCACAGATTTTCTATGTCTTCAACCGTTCTTATAACTATCGCCAACCCTCCTGCTCTTTTCACCTGGTCCAAAAACCTTTCCTGATACGGGCTCAGCTTATCCTTTCCGACTTTTATTTCACACGCTATAAATTGTCCAGTTTTTTTGTGAAATCCCAAAATGTCAGATATCCCTGGCGTTGAGCTGTTCGACCTGAATATCTTTTTAACCGGATCATATACACCTCCGTTATTTTGCCGCCAAACATACCAGCCTTTCAAATCAAGGATTCGTAGGGCGTGTTTTGTCAGAGCATTCGCGGAAGTTGCTGGTAAAACAACCTTTTTTAATTTTCTTTGCTTCAACGCCTCAATATCCTTTATGGTATAACTGCTGCTCATCCTTTCACGTATACATTTTCAATTCCTTTTCCTAATCGGTTGACAAAAAATTCACTCAGATCATCTTCCTGTTTCATCAGCCCGTCTTTTACCAGAATTGCTTTGTAGTAGTCTGGTAGCTTTTTTGGTGGAGTTATCCCGATACGACACCGTTGATAAAACATCTCTACATCTGACCTATGTAAATCGTTGAGTTGCTGATCGGTTAAAATCATTGGAGGCGGCGGAGGGAGTTTCCTTTCCTCAAGCTGATGGCTCAGTATTTTCCTTTCTCCCAAATACGGGATCAGCACTTTATCGATAAGTGACAGGTTCATAGCCTTTCCCCAATCTTCAACAGTTGTTCCTGAATGCCGAAAAGCGTATTCAACCTCATCCGGGTTCATATCCGGGTAACTTTCAACTAATTTTTTCTGAAACTGATCAACCAGAATAACCAACAGATCGCTATCAGGAATAACCCATCCTGTGATTACGTGAATTTTTAACAGCAATGTCTTACCCCACAACATAACCTCCTGCTCAGACATTATTCCGATCTGCTTTGACTTGTACTTCAGTTTTATCATTTCATGATCCAGATCGTTCAATGCTGGCAAGGTCGTTTTTGAGACTGTCAAGGAGTTGCTCGGCTCCGGCGCTTTTTCTAACGATAGATTGTTTAGATGCTTGCTGATGTGTTCCATTTCCATTGGTTTTTTGTTCCCTGCTTATCCAGGATATCATTTTTTGATGCCAGTTTAAAACCGGATTGCCTTGTGAGTCATGCCAGTCTGCGGAAGAATAAAAATCAAAGGCAAGCTTTGCCGCCTGTGGATTTAGGCCCCGCTCCGAAAAAAAATTTTCGACTTCAATCAACTCTGGAGGCACAAAAATTTTTTTCGGCTTTTCCGATTTTTGCCTTTTTTCTTTAGGAAAATTTAAAAATGAGCTTTTAGAAGTGGGTGCTCTCTCATTACTTTTTTTTCCTTTACTTTCCTTTACTTTCCTTTGTGTACTTTCCACCGGAGTTAATCGAGTTTCAGACGTAGTTAACTTAGTTTCCTCCGGAGTAAACGCCTTTAAATCAAAATTTTCTTCTATTTTCCAGTCCTTTCTTTTTGCATCCGTACATATCTTTATGTACCGTTTTTGGATGCCATTTGATGTCAATACAGAGAATCGTTCGAAAAGACCTTTATGAAAAAAGTCTCGCCTTATCAACTCATTCACTACATCGTTCGCTAAGGAAGGAGTAATATTTCTACCCGCGCCTTTCGAAAACAAGAATGCTGTATCGTTATCCCATCTTATAAAATACCCGGCCTTGAATATTTTACATAGAAGTTTAACCGCTATCAATTCGCCTTTTTCGTCAAATCTTGAAGAGACAAACTGAATCTTATCATCTTCAAAAAAGTCCACATCCATAGGAAAGTAATCAAGTCCATGCTTTATTGGTCTGGCCATAGGTTACTGGCATTTTTTCTGTGAAAAAAGATTTATGAAATCGTCAATCACGCTAGTTTCAATCGTATCCTCCGCTCCGGTCACCTGGTTAACTATCAACCTTTTCTTTTCGATGATATCATAGATATACTCATCGATGGTTTCATGGCCAAGGAAGTAAGTACACTGCACTGAGTCCTTCTGCCCTATTCTATGGCACCTGTCTTCACACTGTTCAGCATCAGCCGGATGCCAGGGTAATTCTATAAAAGCAACCCGGGAAGATGCTGTAAGCGTTATACCTACACCTCCACTTTTAATGTTGCAAAGGATAACCTGCACCTTTGGATCGTTCTGAAAACTATCAACGGCTCTTTGGCGTTCATCCATTGAATTATCGCCTACGATCGTCACAGCGCCGGGAATGGCCGATTTAAGCTCATTTACGATTTCCTTATGCCATGCAAACACAACGATCTTTTCGCCGGCCTCAACAACCTCATTGATGTGCTCAATAACCTCATTTACTTTACCACGGGCCGCAATCTTTTTTAGGATCCCGATCAGGACCATTGTTTCACCGCGAAGTGAAGTGCTGATCTCACCTTCCGATTTTTTAAGGTTTTCCCGCAGGTAGTCAATCAACCGGGTTTCAGCCTTGACATATTCTGCCCGGTTCTCGATCTCGCAGCGAAATATCGATCTCATCTTATCAGGAAGGTCCTTTAGCACTTCTGTTTTCTCCCGGCGATAAAAGCAGTTCTTATGCATGAGATAGTTCAACTCCTTCAAATTGCTGGCTCCTGAGAAGCCTTGGCAGTAACGATCAACAAACCCTTTATATCCTCCAAAGACACTAAGCCTGTCGATGATATGAAGCTGTGGAATAAGGTCCATGGGTTTATTTACAACGGGAGTACCAGTAAGAGCCAACACATACTCCTTTCCCTTGGCGATTCCCATGCAGAATTTTGCCTGTTGTGTTTTGCCATCCTTGCATCGGTGGCATTCATCGATGATCACTGCATCAAATAGGTTAATGGTATCCTTGAAAACAATGTGATTGAGGCGAAGAGGTTTGTCCTCCGGCTTATTTATGGCCTGAACAAAATATTTTTTTAAGCTTTCATAATTGACGATGAAAACGTTGCACATGCCGACACGGTAATATTGAGGCCAAGTTGCACGGACACTATCTTTCATGATGATAGCCTCTTTATCGGTCCAAATCTTCCATTCCCGCTTCCAGTTTTCTCTGAGGGTTGCAGGGCAGATGACAAGAATACATTTGGCGCCGGCTCCCATCATCGTCGCTATAGCCTGGCCCGTCTTTCCAAGGCCCGGCTGATCACCAACGATCAACTTTTTCTTTTCCATGGCATAGGCTACGCCGGTCCGCTGGTAAGGAAACATTTCCCTTTTTAACGGGATATCAATAGTCAGCTCTGGCAAAGGATCGATCTCCCCGACTTCAACCTTACTCTTTTTTATCTGGCTGTTAAATGTTTTGGCCCAGTTCAGGAAAGCTTCACCACTACTGGCAGGTACCCACCAATGTTTTTGAGCGCCGTTGAATCGAACGCCTGGAATCTTTTTGATAGCGTCTACCAGCCAGGGTTTGTACTGGAATTTTACTTCATAGCCGTTATTTACTTCTGCAATGTCTAACATGGTCATTGTTTTAACTCAACTGTTATTGTTTCTCCCTTCAATATAATATCTATCATATCCTCAACTGCTTCGCGCTGATCAGGAGTTAAAAGCGATATCTTTTCCTGAATAGCTGGGACTGCGAAAACGTCGCTCTCGGATTCTCTCTTTATTCCGTCTCTCACAACCTGCGGCAAAAACGGATTAGTATACAGGTCCCTCAGAATCCAGTTAATTTTCGCCGAATAATTCTTAAAAAGATAAACTGGCTTCGTACCCGGATTGTCTCTAATGAACGACTGCAGGTGCTCATCAGCCATTTTTAAATGCTGAATTGATGACACTATATTGGCGGTTGCTTTCATTTTTATGCTATTATCATATCAAATAATGTAGGTATATCGGCTTTATACTCCGTTTCTTTCAGGTAGATATTTGCACACTTAGCATACACCTCATTCAACTCGCAGATGATGGCGTTCCTGTTTTTCTTAATTGCCCGAACCCCTGTTGTCCCTAAACCTCCGAAAGGATCGAGAATTGTATCCTTTGGATTGCTGTATAATTCAATCAACCGGTCAACCTGGTCAAATGGCATGGGGCAGATATGATTCTGTTGTTTGCGCCGGCTTTGCTCCATGTTAAGACCGTGCATGCGGTTCACATCATTCCAGATATTTTCAGTGTCTGATCTAAGAGGTAACGTGGTAAAAGTTTTAGAAAGCTTTCCTTTTTCATCGAGCAGGTTCAATAGTTCCACGTGGCGATCGTAATCATATATTGCGTTACTGTTGAACTTATTCCACCATTTGCGGAGCTGTTTCATGGTCAGACCTGCTATTTCTTCCGGGTGCAAATACCGGTTGCCAGATGATCTCCAGAATGAATCCGCATCAATCTGCCAATTAGATAATAAATATTCTTCCTTATCATGAACCACAGGATCGTCAGCGTAAGCGTTAGCCGTTGAAGTTGGCGCCTTTCGGAAAATCCAAATCTCTTCAGGAATACCAGATCCCATTTTGGTCATATCCTTGCAGGCTTCAGAATATCCAAGCCTATAAGTCTGATTATTTTCAGCGACTACGTCAGTAGGTATGTAATGAAAGCCCATACAGTGAAAGCCATTGCGCTCAAAACAATCACAAGCCATGTGAGTAAAGCGATGGAAAATTGAAAAACCAAGTCCTGTAACACTTCCGTAATGGATCCTGTTCTTTGTGTGAAAGGCAGCTATTCGCCCTGGCTTTAATACCCTGAGTAGTTCAGGTACCAGAAAATCCATCTGACGGAAAAACTCTTCGTTGCTGGTATTGTGGCCAAAGTCATTGTACTTATCAGTGTATTCGTAGTGATTACCGAAAGGTATCGATGTCAGGATCATGTCTACACTGTTGTCAGGCATACTGGACACTTCAGGAACACAATCAGTATTTATAAGCTTAAAACTCTTCCCTTCAAAAACCTTCCGCTCTACCATAAAAGAACGCTTCCGCTCTTCAATCTGCCGGGACTGGTTTAGGCCATACTTTTTAATAATGTCAATAGTGATAGCCCTCATTTCATCGTGCTCTTTCCACTTGCGCCGTAAGTTCAAAACGATATCATATTCTTCAGGCGTATATAGTAACCAAACATCAACCTCGTCAGAGGGATTATAGAACCGGTAAATTCTTTTCAGCGCCTGGTAGATATCGTTGAAAGAATCATTGATGCCAACGAACACGCATTTGTTGCAATGCTTCTGGAAATTGCAACCCGTCCCACTTATTTCTGGTTTTGTGGCGAGATACTGCAGGTTACCTTTGGTGAAATCGATTATTCTTTTTTCCCTTGTCTCCCATTTCTGTGAACCATACATATCTCCATAGTTGGCCATTCCTTTGAATAAATGATTGAGGGCTTTACGCTCATCTTCCAAATGATGCCAGAAAATAAAATGTTCATCTGGAAATGCCTGGGATATTTCCAACGTCCTTTGTACCCTTGAATCAATACTTTCTCTTTTAATCTTTGCTGCCTCAGATAATCCGGACCGGGATTGAATAAATATTCTTCCCTGGCCATCTTTAGTAGCTCCGGCGTCGAGTGCTAGGTTAATAGGGACTTCAACCCAATGAAGATTAAGTTTCGGCAACTTAAAATCAGGATAGTTATATCCGAGGTCAGAAGGATTAGTAATGGCTATGCACCATGTAGAAATCCAAAGCCAGAAATCAGCTTCATGTTGCGGATGAACTGTCAGTTCGCCGGCTTTAACGCTATTACGCTGAAAGAATCTTGTAAGGATTTGTCCACGGTCACAAATGCCTAATACGTGGGCATAATTAACAAGCTCCAGGTGTTCATTAGGCGAAGGGGTAGCCGTGGCAATGAATTTATACTTCACTCTGGCCAGCTGTTGTTTCAATACCTCAGTTGTTTCGCTGGCCATGTTCTTTACATAATTGCCCTCATCCAACCAGACTGCAGTATATTTTGAAAAGTCAAACTCACCATTCCGGACCCTCTCATAGTTAGTAACAACTATTCGTAAATTACTTTCAAACGCTTGCTGATCGTTGGTGACATAATCAAGCCTCATTCCCATTGCCGCGGCTTCACCAACTTCCGGATCCTTATCAACAAAAGTGTCAGCGGCACCAAGCTCAGTTACGATCAAGCATTGACCGCCAAAAAGTACCTGCAATACTCTCATTACTTCAATACCGATCCTTGTTTTACCATAGCCGGCGTCAGGCGCTACCAATGCTGATCCTCTTTCCAGGCACCATAGAGCGATCTCTTTCTGATCCGGGCGAAGTGATTCGTGTAAGGTTATTCCGGTCGTTTTAATGCCCGTCTTTTCAGCAACCTTTATTTTAGAGGTTAGAAAGTCTGTATATAATTGAGTTTTCATTATGCCACTTTATTTTTACGTTCATCAATAATTCTCATCGCCATTGCTTCGGTCCATGCCTTTACCACCTGCGGAACTACGCTGTTGCCAATGAATTTCTTTTGATCAGATTGATTCCCTTCCAGTTTATAGCCGGATGGAAAACCTTGAATGCTTAACAGCTCAGGCACCCGTAGCATTCTCATTTTAATATCGACCAATCCGAATGCAGCCATGAACTGTTTGATCTTTATCATTATCTCGGAATCGCCTTCATATACTTCAATAGCAACCTGGCCACCTTCAACCAAAACCATATAAAGAGGTGCCTTGTCCTGTCTGGCTACAATCACCGGACATGGAGCATCTGTCGAAGTGCAGTGTCCGCCATGTGAAGGATTGACAATGTAATGATGCCGGCGTGTCGCTTGTATCGTTGGCGCTGGTTCGTCAACTGATTTTGGCTTATTGTCGTAGCTGGTTGGCATCAGAAATGGTACTGCTTCAACCAAGCGATGTTTATCATTCGGCATAATCACACCCGCGGGATCCTCGATTGATTGATTCTGTGCATTGTTTCCATAGTGCTTATCAATAAAAAATTCAGGTTGGGCGATCGCCAATTTGTCAGCGGCCATAATTGTCGGAGCCGGCTCATTGATATCATTGGTTTTACTACTATGGTTGTAGTTAATAATAAACTCTGGTTGTATAAATTGAAACCTATCCTTTGTTGATATTGTTGGGCAGGGACTATCAACAGATGATATATTGTGTCCATTGCTGTAATGAGCGGCAAGAAATTGTGGGCTTGCCAGATACAACCTGTTCTGTGTTGTAACAACAGGCGCCGGCGATTCCATGTCAGGCGGATAATAATTCCCGTCCTTGTCCATGGAATTATATTTTACCAAAAATTGAGATTGTACCAAGGCTTGCCCATCCACACAAGTAACTGTGCCGGCAGGGCCATCAGTAGAAATGTTTTTTCCAGAGGGCTTTCCGCTGTAATACTTACTGATGAAAGAGGTGTCACCTTTAGCCACATATTTCACAAGGCCGGCATATATTCTTTCCAGCGTTTTATCGGAAAGTGGTTTCTTCCTGGTAAAAATGCTTTGCCCCTCATCTTCAAAATTCAGTACATCTTTCACCGCCTTCCATTTCTTCAAATCACCGTGCATGGAAAACGTTGATGGTTTTTTTGCATGCGAAGGTTCCGGCCATGCTATCGGCAATCCTTCTTTAGCAAACACACCAAACAGACGATTGCGGCTGGTGTAAGCTCCATAGTTCGCGCTGTTCAATTCTTTCCAGTCATTCGTATATCCGTGCTCACTGATCATATTGCGCCACCTTAACCAATCCTGACCGTTCTTGCGGCTGACTGGTTTACCATGCTCATTCAACGGTCCCCAGCTCATAAACTCCACTACATTTTCGATCTGCACATATTCAGGGTCAAGCGCGATGATATATCTGTCAAGGTGATCAGCCAATGTTCTACTGTCAGCATCTCTGGGCTGACCGCCTTTGGCTTTACTGAAATTGGTACACTCTAGCGATGCCCACAAGATGAGCATTGCGCTAGGGTATTTTCTCCTGTAGAATCTAACCAAGCTTACCAGCTCCGACAAATCCAATGTCCGGATATCCTCTTCAAAATGTTTGACCTCCGGATGATTTCGCCAATGGCTCTTGATGGCTTTAGGATCATGGTTTACGCATGCAATCACTTTTGCCACTCCTGTTCCTTCTATTTCGGCCTGGACAAATCCAGTTGTAGTGCCGCCGGCACCGCAAAAGAGATCAACAATTATAAATATCGGATCAGTCATCATAATTTTTTTTAAGCGAAAAACCTGTCTATCGGATCGTAAATTCTTATCGGTTTTGGCGGCGCCGTTCTTTTTAGAAACATTACCACCCTGTTGAAATCAAACTTCCTTTTCTCCCCTTTATCATTAACACATTGCGATAGCTTAATTTCTTTCCCTTTATACTTGATTGTTGTATGAAACCTCAGTTCCCATTTTTCCTTTTTTACATCGCTCCAACAATAAAACCTGTCTCCTGTAATTAAGCAACTCAAATGTGTTATTGAGTGCTCCTTTATTTCTCGAATCATACTTTAATACCAGTGATTTCTTCAAAAATTGCAGAGTCAAAATTGGGTAGCGTGGTAAACACTTTTTTATTGGAATCAGATAGGTTATGCCAGAAGTTTGCCCAGGCTTCCTTCATCGAAATGGTTTTTAAATAACCTTCTGTCGTTTCCCATTTAGGATGATCTTCCTTTTCTTCATCGGTCATAGCATTCCCAGGCACCCAAATAGTAGGATCGATGGAACTCATCAACTCTACCGCTTTATGTCTTTCCCAATCTTTGACAGGAATATTAGTAGGTTTATTAAATAGCAGGAGCATAGGATTTTTATCGGTGCAGAATGCGCCGCTGTTCCTATAGCCGCTGTTACTATCGCCGCTGTTCCTATCGCCGCTGTTCCAAGAGCCGCTGTTCCTATAGCCGCTGTTCCAAGAGCCGCTG